AAAACATACTGGTGTAAGATAATTTTCCGTCGTCGAAATAGATCTATAAAAAGCATTTGGACAAGGAAAAATCTCATATAGTAAATCATCTTGAGCATTGGTTGTAGTGTATGTGAATGTTGTAAAGTAGGACCACTGACTTTTAATAAAATTCAATGACATTTCATCACATTGATTTATACTAAGATCATCTATTGGTGCCAATTTAGCATCATCTAATAAGGCTAAAGAATTACCAACTCTCTCACCCGTGGAATTTGCCATATTCTGTGTACATCCTATGGCATTACGATTGAAAATCATAGCCTTGTTAGGCTTAGAATATCCAAATGCTTCCGCTGTACCCGCCAATGCTGAAGTCAACCACATTGGAGTACCCAACCAGGGTCTTAAAAGTGGTATCTGAGCCAATGAACCAAGGGCCTTATTTGTATTTGAAAAGAAACCAGAAATAGGTTTAGATTCTACCTCGGAGGGAATCTTCTTATTAAAATCACCCGCCTGGGTCACAATATTACCATTTGTCTGACCAAACACTTCTAAATCTTCTATCCAAGCCCAAGTGGTCACATTAACTGATTGAGCATTGGCTGCACCCGTTCTAAAAGGTGCAACTATCTTTAAGAAAATTAAGCCCCATGAAATTGAGGTTTCTATAATGCTATAATAATGTGTTGGAGCTTTATATGGTATTTTAAATACAACTGAGGTCTCTGAAGCATCTATATTTACGCCTGGTAATTGAGAAAAAGGAATAGCATTTGATGTATGTACAGTCACGGCACGCAAATTTTGTTCACCACATGGATAATATGCTAATCGCAATCTCCCAGCGTTGAACGGACCTGTATTTAATGCAATCCTAAAACATAATGTGCCACGGATGCCCTGAAAACCTCTAATTTTATCTAGCCATGCAGGAACTGCTGACACTATGGAAAAAGCATTATTGTATGACCAAATAGTATCATTAATAACGCCTGTTGCATTCCATGAGTCAACTCGCAATCGAACAGGTTTTGATAAATACGCCTTTAATTGCTCTCCAGGAGGTAAGTTAAAATGTTCAATACCATCTCCATCAGTCCAATTTGCAAT